GATACCGTTCAGCGCGTCGAGAACTGCCTTGATAATGTTGTCAAGGTCGGGTCGGGAAACGTGCCATCCCGTCTTGGTCTTGTGGGAGAAGTACGCCGTGATCGTAACCTTGACAGGCCCTTCTAGCACGGTCTTCCCCATCATCGCAACTTGAGCGAGCGATCTAAAGTCGCGTTCAAACTGACGAGTCTTGGCTGGCGTGTAGGTCACGACGTTCCCGTTCTTGGCGCGGCCAAAGCGTGGACGGGCTTTACCAATTGGGGTGCCGTGGAAAACGATGTCAATCATAGAGATACTCCAAAGTAGTGCTTAATTTTGGCAACGTGAATACGCGACGGCTTTGATTGGTCTTTGATGTATGCCGCAAGTGCATTGCGCGACATGTTCATCAGATGCGCAGCCTGCTGAATCGTCAGGCCACGGGTTACAATCACGCCGTAGAGTCTTTGTCCGCCGCCGTAAGAATCAATGGGTCGCAAATCTTTTGCCTTGACTTTCCCTTCGGTGCGCACCTCAATCAATTGCGCCCACCGCGCAGAGGGGATTCGTGAACCGTCAAGCCACTTGGTGACCGTGGTTCGGTCGCAGCCTAGCAATTCAGCAAATTCCTCGTGTGTCAAGTTTCTTTGCTTTAAGTAGTCATTCAGGGTCATTACATCCTCCGTTAGCCCCCTAACAAGTGACATCTTGCCACCTATTGCAATCCGTCACAAGGGGGTGTATCGTCCGTCTCACTGGCATTGCCAGTCAACTAAAGGAAACCCTGAATATGCGAACTGAAACTGAAATTGCTGACGAACTGTACCAAGCGCGGATCGCTGAAAAAGAAGCCAACGAGAAGCGCGTGGCACTAGAAGAAGAACTCATTGCCCTTCTTGGCGCAAAGGAAGAGGGCAGCGAGAAGCACAAGGTGGGGCAATACCTCATCACCATCCAAGGCAAACTCAATCGCAAGATCGACTGGAAGGCATTTGATGCTTACGTTGCATCGAAGATTCCGGAGTCCTTGCAGCCAGTCAAAGTTGTGCGTGAGTTGGACGTAGCGGGAGTCAAGTACCTCGCCAACAACGAGCCGCAGCTTTACAAGTTGCTTTCAAAAGCACTGACTGTTGAGCCAGCCAAAACTTACGTCAAAATCGAAATAGGAGTTTAAACATGGCAATCTCACTTGCTAGTCTCAGGAAGACTGGCACCGCTCGTCCGCCGCGTATTGTGCTTTACGGCACACACGGCATCGGCAAATCAACCTTTGGTGCACAAGCTCCGAAGCCCGTGTTCATCCAGACCGAAGAGGGACTTGATGCTGTCTCTGCAACAGCGTTCCCCGTCGCTCAGAGTTTTGATGACATGATGGAAGCGGTCGGCGTTCTCGCAAACGAGGATCACGAATTTGAAACCGTGGTTCTTGATAGCGCAGACTGGGCCGAACAGCTCATCCACAAGCGCGTGGCTGAAGACAACAACGTTAAGACCATTGACGCTATCGGTTACGGTCGCGGCTACAAGGCTGCGGTCGATTACTGGAAGCAACTGCTGGAAGGTTTTGATCACCTTCGTTCGGCTAAGAACATGCAGGTCATTATGCTCGCTCACTCGCAGGTGAGACGCTTTGATGACCCGCTCGCTGACCCGTACGACAGGTATCAGTTGGACCTTCATCACGGCAGCGCGAGCGTCATTGCTGAGTGGTGCGACATTATGATGTTCGCTAATCAGCAGTACAGCACGGTCAAGAGTGATGTGGGCTTTAACCAGAAAGTCACTCGCGCCGTGGGTTCAGGTACTCGCGTGTTGTACACCCAAGAACGTCCGGGCTGGCAGGCTAAGTCTCGTTGGCCGCTGCCTGACACCCTGCCTTTGGACTACGGCAAGTTTGCCGAAGCCCTCGGGATTGCTATGAATCAAATCATCGGAGAATAAAATGGCTAAGCTTAATTTCAACGTTACCGAAGCCCCGCAAACCACCAACACTGGTCCGAAACCTGCGGGTGATTACACGATGCAGGTTGTGAACAGCGATCTGCGTGACACCAAATCCGGCACGGGTCAGTACCTGTGGTTGGAGTTCGACATCCTTGATGGCCCTGCTCGGGGCAAGTTCTGGGAGCGTTTAAATCTTGTGAACGACAACCCGAAAACCGTTGAGATTGCGAACCGTCAGTTGTCCGCGATCTGCAACGCGCTTGGCATCGTTGCGCTGGATGACTCTGAGCGATTGCACATGAAGCCCCTCCGCGTGCAACTGAAGGTCACCGAAGCTCGCGACGGTACGCTCCAAAACTCTGCGAAGTATTCACCGCTTGCGGGTACTCCGGCTAAAGCAGCACCGACTGCGGCACCGGCTCCTGCTGCTGCGGCGACTGCGCAGAAGCCTTGGGAACGTAAGAAGTAATTAGGGGGCGCGGCATCTCGGGGCACCCCCAACCCATTAAGTTCCGGGGTGTCGCGCTTTCCTTTGAGGGGTTATGGTTAAGATTCCATCGTTACAAGATCCAACGTTATTGGCGCTGGACGAGGCGCTTGAGAAGGCGCAAAGATTACAACGCAGGTATTATCTCGGGGCGTCCGCTATCGGAGAGAGTTGTGAGCGCAAACTGTGGCTCAACTTTCGCTGGGCCAAGCGTTCGTTCATTGAGGCTGCGGGCATTCGACGAATTGAAGATGGGCACCGGGGCGAAACGGTATTGGCAGGTTGGCTTCGGCTCATACCCGGAGTGGATCTTTCCACGGAAAAGGAACCCGGTGTCCAGCACAACTTTGTAGATCTCGGCGGACACTTTCGCGGCAACTGCGACGGTCTCATTACGGGGCTGATTCAATCGCCCAAGAGACTGCATGTCTGGGAATGCAAAGTCGTTAACGAGCAAAAGCAAAAGAAGCTCTATTCGCTCAAGATGTCTAAGGGCGAAGACAACGCGCTGCTGGAGTGGGACCCGATCTACTACGCGCAAGCGCAGATTTACATGCACTACTTCAAGGCAGACCGGCACTACTTGACCGCTGGCTCACCCGGGCTGCGGGACATTGTGAGTGTACGCACGCCGTATGTGCAGGCCGATGCCGAGAAGTTTATCGCCAAGGCCAAGCGCATCATTTTTAACAATCGTCCTGCATCTAAGATTTCTGAAAACCCGGCGTGGTACGAGTGCAAGTTTTGTTCCTTTCACGGCATGTGCCACAACGGCGAACTGCCGAGAGAGAAGTCTTGCCGCACCTGCATGTACTCAACACCGCTGCCTGAGGGTACGTGGAAGTGTGAGAAGCATGACTACTTACTCACAGACGATGCACAGGCCAGAGGCTGCAATGACCACCTCTTTCATCCTGACCTTGTTCCCGGCGAGCAGACCGATTACGGTGAGGGTTGGGTGGAATACACGCTGAGCGATGGAAGCAAATGGACAAACCGGAGCTGCTCATAGAGGACGATGATGAATTCACATTCTCTAATGAAGAAATGTATTTGGTCTTAAAAGCGTTGGATGTGTACGCACACGCCATGCTTCTCAGCAACTCTACCTCTGAATTTATTGAAGTACAGAAACTTGCTCAATACATACTGAAAAAAATGCCAAGGTCAGGACTTAACTCGTGATTACCTTACGCCCCTATCAAAACGAAGCCATTGAATACACGTTTAAATACTTCAAAGAGTACGATGGCAATCCGCTGATCGTGCTTCCGACCGGCACCGGCAAGAGCTTCGTCATTGCCGAGTTTTGCAGACAAGTGCTGACTAACTGGGGCGACTGCAAGATCGTGGTCGTGACTCACGTACGGGAACTGATCAAGCAAAACTACGACGAGTTAAAGCGCCTGTGGTCTGAGGCGAATGCGGGCATCAACTCAGCCGGTTTAAATCAACGCGACTTTGAACCGTCAATCGTATTCAGCGGGATACAGTCGGTGCACAAACACGCGACCAAGTTTACGAAGGTCGATTTGTGTCTTATCGACGAAGCGCATCTTATTCCGCGTAAGACCAACACGATGTACCAAAAGTTCCTCAAGACCTTGAAGGTGATGAACCCACACATGCGGGTGATTGGGTTGACTGCTACACCATACCGCTTGGACAGCGGGCTGCTTTGCTCCGGCAAAGACGCGCTATTCACGGACATCTCCTACGAGGCTTCTTTGGCGGATATGGTCAAGCAGGGTTACCTGACCAAGCTCGTCTCCAAGGAACCGAAGACTCGGCTGGATGTCACCGGAGTCAGCACCCGAGGCGGCGAATTTGTGCCCGGGGAGTTGGCGCGAGCGGTAGACAAGGACGATGTGAACCGCGCTGCCGTTAAGGAGATTGTTGCGTTTGGGCAACAGCGTAAGTCATGGCTGCTCTTCTGCGCAGGCGTATCCCACGCGACCCACATTGCCGATCTTGTCCGTAGCCACGGGATAACCTGCGAGACGATCTTCGGAGATACCCCTAAAGCCGAGCGTGACCGCATTGTGGCGGACTTCAAGGCAGGTCGCATTCGGGCGCTGGCTTCCATGGGCGTACTGACCACGGGCTTTAACGCGCCGTCTGTGGACCTGATTGCGCTGCTTCGGCCTACTCAGTCGGTTGGCCTTTACGTACAAATCATGGGCCGTGGCATGCGTAACCACGATGGGAAGCAGGACTGCTTGGTGCTGGACTTCGCAGGCAACGTCGCCCGCCATGGGCCGGTAGACCGGATCAATCCCAAGAAGCCCCGCGCTACCGAAGGCCCCGGCGAAGCGCCGACCAAAACCTGCCCCGAGTGCAAGAGCATCGTTCATGCGGCAGCGATGGAATGCGTGGATTGCGGGTACATCTGGCCTCCTCGCGAAATCAAGATCGACCGCACGGCATCGACGCTACCTGTCATGTCTGCCGCCATTCCTGAACAGTGGGTCAAGGTCAACGCGGTCTACTACCGCCGCCATCAAAAGCCCGGTAGTCCCGACAGCATGCGGGTCGAGTACCGCTCTGGATTAATTACCTATCGCGAGTGGGTCTGCTTTGACCACCGGGGGTACGCGCAGGAGAAGGCCCGCAAGTGGTGGCAGAGGCGAATGGCCGGTCCCGGGGTATTGCCTAAGAACACAGCTGAAGCCATCGCTCACTCTGACTCGCTGCTGAAGCCTGCTGAAATTAAGGTCCGCAAGAATGGAAAGTACACCGAAGTTACGGAGTTTAGGTTTGTGTCCGATCTGCCACCGGGAAGAACGGGGATGGATATACGACCCTCGCTCTCGCGTGCCAGTTGATTACCAACGGACCAAAGCACGTTTCTGTTCAATCAAATGTATGGATGCCTACA